CGTAAGAAAAAAGACTTGGCTTTAATGGGTCGTTTTGCTTTTCATATTTACCCATGTTCTTTGACCAGTCATAAAAATCATTATTATATCCAGATTTTTGTCCTTCTGGAACATGACTTGCTTTTACTCCTGTGTTAGCTCCACCCATATTATGTTGCTGCCAATTTAGTGTCTTCTTCTAATCCTGCATTTATTGCATCGTATGAAGACATTGGTTTAGTTTCGTTTTTAACAAACTGTGGAATTACTTTTTTCACATACAAATAATCTCTATATTCAGAATTAGATGGCGATATATGCAAATTTAAAATCTTCCTTAATCCACGTCTTGTATCTGGAGAAAAGTTTTGAAATCTTTCATCTTCTGGAACAACTTTTTGCTGTTCCATAAAATCAGTGAGTGTTTCTGGAGTGAATCGTTGTCCGTATAAATAGAATGCTTCTCTTTGAATTCGTCCCAATTGATTTGCCAACTCAACAGGCTTATCCATGTGCGTTGCTCCAAATAAACTTTCTTCTATATCTTTTCCTGTGGTTGAATGATGCCCAACTTCATGTTCAAGCGTTCCAGCAAAATTAGTAAATGGATTTTCAGAAAGATTCTTATAATCTTCTTTTGTGTAATTATTTTGGTACACAAATTTATTAAAACCTTTTACATTTTTAGGATCAGATGATTTTTCTAATTCAACAACCATTGCAGACTGTTCCGCCGCAGTAACTGGATCTTGAACTACAGCATTTTTATCTGTCCTATTATAATATGGTTGATATTCTCTTGTAGAAGAAACTGGAATTTTTTCTCCAATTTTATCATAATCCATTTTCATTCCTAAATCATGTGAAATAGCAGGAGAATTAAAAACATTTGTTTTATCTTCTAAAGAAGACGCTTTTGCTTTTTCAATTTCAGATTTTAATGTCTCTTCTCCACCATAATATGGAGCAATCATTTCTCCTAAAGAAATATTTTGTTTTCCATATTTTAACAAATCTGAATATGGTTGTAATGATTCTGGATTTTCATACAACGGAGCATCACCTAACGCTTGTGGCGTTTTCTTTTCTGTTACCCAATTTCCTTTTACTGTATTAGCTCCACCCATATTACCCTGCCGTTACTGGTTTAGGTGGATTAGCAATCTCGTTAATCGCTCCCATTTGGGTTGGTGATGCTGCTTCTGTCATTTCAGCAACATTCCTAGATTGAGCTACGGATTGTCTTCCTCCTCCACCACCACTTGGCATTGCTGCTGCTGGTTGTAGTTCTGGAGGTGGAGGCGTGTTATGTCCTGCTGTAAGATGTGCAAACGCTTGTTTAGCCGATTGCTCGTATTTAGCAACGTCAGTTCCCTTAGCCTTAGCCTGTTGAACGTGCATCATAAAGTGACGCAACGCTTGCATAAATGGCTGAACCATCTCAGGTGGCAATGCGCCAGCAGGAGCTTGCTCAATCAATGGCATTAGCTTCTGAGACATGACATCCAAGTGAACGATGTCATTATCCCTTGGAGAAACAGGAATCTCTTGACCGGCAATGATAGATTGCAATTCAACAAGCTGTTGACGTGTAGCCTCAATAGCCAGCGTCTCAACTTGATCCTTTGGCAAGATAACTTGACTTGCAATGCTCTCACCCAACTTTCGCGACCAATCGAGCTTTAACAACTCGTCTTGGTTTACGTTAGGATTGCCTGTATAGCGTTGCACCATCATATCCAACATGGCGTTGTCCTGCGCTTGAGTGTCGGGGAGTAGCTCTTCGGCAGGGCTATACGCCATGAGGAGGATGTCACTTGGGGGAAGATTGCGTTCCATCATGTTAAGGCAGCAATTGATTGCTTCCTCATCAAGATGCTCTGGAATTTCAAAAGGAACTAGGAATGATGGAAGATCCATCACAGAACGATCAAAAGCATCTACAACTTCACGCCTAGCCCAAACTGCGTTAGGAACCATTTGCCTAGCAATATCAATACGAGTCTTGAGTTCGGACGCTGCTTTAACGTGTTCTGGATGGCAGATACCACGTTGCATACGTTCAACGCATTTGGAGTATTGTTTTGTCCAACGCATCAAGATTCCTTCGCGGAGTTGGTTCTCGATAGCTGCAACACGATTAACTTCGGATGCAGTTGCGCGACCTTGCTTTTCACCAATAGCTTGACCGGGCAAGAACGTGCCAACTTGGATTTCAGCTAGTCCACTAATAAACTGATCTAGGCGAAGGAAATCATCAACGTCAGCAGGAAGGCTTTGTGGAATAACTTCATATCCTTCAGCGATATAACAAATTGGGTGATGAACTGTTAGTGGTGCTGCTCCAGTCTTGGCATTCGGCCCTTTCTTTAGCAACAACATTCCTTTGAGATATACGTTATCAACAACAAGGTTACGAGCTTTATCAACAGCAATATGCGTGTTGTAAAGATCACGCCCAGCACCACGGGAACCCATAAGATTGCCATTGCCAATTTCAATAGCAAACAACGACAAGCATTCGCTCATTTTGTTGTAGCGATCAATCTGTGTACAAATCTCGTCACCACTCTTATCATCAAATACGAATCGGCTAATCTTGCCATGCGGCTCACGAATAAGCAACTCACCTAGCTCAACATATTTAGCGTCATTTTCATAACTTGCGCCATAACTTCCTTCACGAATCCAGTCTTCGTAACGCCGTGCGTCATCATCAGAATCAAGCGTTCTTCCAGCTGGAGTAGCATTATTAATAGACTTAACTAGATTTTTAATGTGCCAACCAGCCATAGCAGACATAATTGGATCTTCCAAAATAGGAAGCAACTCAGCAATTTGATATCTGCGCTTTCTTGCCCAGATTGGTGTTCCTTCAACTTCCTGTGGAGTCTCAATAGAAAAGAAAGTATAGTCTTGTCTTAGGAACTCTGGTTTCCAATCACGAAGATCATCCCAACAAACGCCACAAAAGCCAAAAGTGGTGTTTTCATGTACAATTTGCGACAATAAATCATCATGTCCAGACCATCCGCGAATTGTTTTAGTAATTTCCTCACGGAATACTTCAGTTTTATTTTCAGCGTCTACTCCTTCTACTGGATATTTTGAGAAGGTGAGACTTGCAGCCTGTTCGATGACTTGCCTAAAAGGAGGTTGAATTCGGCTAACCATCGTGGAAAGAAAACCAGTAGGGCGATTAGACCGCCAATTTTGACCCATACTTTCCAGTTTTTTAGCACTATATGGAGGCTCATTATTTAATTTTTTCTGAATGAGTTGGTTCTTTTTGTTCCGCTCGATATTCTGCTGTTTAAGCCTGCGATATGCAGAGTACGCTTGAGCGGCATCCTTGAAAGTCCGCTTAACTTGCAAAGTATCTTTATTAACAGTATCGGAATTATTGCCAGCAGTAGGATCAACAATATCAAGATCGAGGACGCGAGGTTTATCGTGTGAATTAGTAATCCTTGGAGATTTGTTCGCATAACTATCAGTAACGAATGCGGGAAGCGGTTTAAGAACGTCTGCCATAATTTATTTTATATTCATCCAGCAATTATCTGGAGTGGAGGTTGCTTGAGAAAGTTTATTCTTGTCAAAGAAAATTGCACTACGGTTGTCATGTCGCATGATGTTACATCCTCCTAATTTAGTTGACGATTGCGTGTCTCTACCATTGCGAACACTTGCGCTAATTCTATCTGCTGACGCAATGCAAGACACACATCCACCACGCCAATTTTTATTGTGTTGACAACCTTTGCAGATTTTTGCTCGTTCCTCTGCAAGCTCATTAGAAACTAGATTGTTTGTGGTTTTTGAATTGAGTAGGTTTCTTGCCCAAGTTGTAATATCGTTTAGTAACGATTGCTGTGCAGATTCAGGATGAACGCTTGTTACTACAACCATGTCAACTCCATGACAAAAATTAGGCCAGTTAGAACAAATATAGCTATTAATGTCACCTTCAACGTCACCAACAGGCAAATGATTTTCTGCGCGATAATCTTCGACAACTTTAAGAAGTCCTTCATACGAATGTGCTGTCAACTTTGCGTCTGAATCAAAGTAGTGCCAACCGCCGGGCGGTATCATTCCAAGAATAACTTTTGCCATGAGTTCGATTCTAATATGTTATAATTTCTATATTTGCAAGCGTTTTTTGCAGTTTTTATGCAAAAATCACTCAGAAAAGTCAATATATTCAATATTATCGACAATACTTTTCATTCCTCGATCCATTAACAATGGGAGTTTTTTCTTGTCATCAACCATTGTTGCGATAGCTCCACCACGTTGACGCATCAAAAATACTAGCAATGACAACGAATCCAAGGCATCTGGAGAATTTTGCCTAGTGCGTTTAACATAATCTTTTTTACTTTCCACGCGAACCATGCCTTTACCCTTTTGCATATAGCGTCTTCCAGTAGCTTGACGTACCAACGCATCGTTACGGAACCCCGGTGATATTTTCAGATACTCAAACTCCAAATACTTTGCCACTCCAAAAAGAAGCTCGGTGACAACCCCATTGTAAAGCTCACTGGCTTTCTGCGAGTCGTCACCAAGAATGTGGGTTTCCGTTGCAGCCCATGAATAATTTACACCCATGACCTCATTTCCAAACAATGTTTTTAAAGAATCATGGATTCCTGCGCCGTTACCAGTTCGATCAACGCATAACCAGTTCGGAGCAATCCTCATGTTCTTACAAAACTTGATTATGTTATACGTCTGCTCTAGTGTAGCTGCTTTCGGGAACGTAATCTGCGAATCCATCTGCAATACTGTCCGTGGGGTCTTGAAATCAATAAATTGTCCGCTCATTGGTGTCCATCCATCAGAAAGCCCAAATCGCCCGAAAGAACAAATAACTTGGTCGTTACCCTCCAATGCCAAATCGAACGCTGCTAGTGGCACTACAGGCCCAACAAACCGCACGTTACCCATTGCGTTATCCATCATACTAGGGGTAATGATTGCCATAGAAATACCTTCCTGTGGGAACCATCCGCGAGCCATTGTAAAATATTCCGCTGTCCTACCTTTGGCCTCGTATGCCGTGTAACCTTCGTTTGTCTGTAAACCAGCAAAGATAATCTTACGCTCAATGACGTTCTCGCACCTTGCAGCGTCTAGACGCAAAACGTGCCAGTCATCCCGTGACTTCCATTCAAAATCATCTTCGCAGTCAACACTCCCCCAGCCTCTGGCTGGTTCGCATCTTTTTCCAAATTCACTTGTCCTATCTTTCGGGTTACTTGCTCCAAAAATTTTAATGCGTCCTTTTGCGCCTTCCGTATCCGCAGCAGACAAAATGTTCTGTAAACCTTCCCATACTCCAGCGGGAACTTCTTCAGCTTCGTCCAGCACCACATGAGTCCTAGACATCTTACCCCAGATTGGGTGGGGCTTACCTGATCGTGGGCTTGGGTGGAATCCACGGAGCGTTCCAGTTCCACTATCGCCTTTAGGTACAGCAACCAAGTGAATTCCGTTCTTGCTATCGTTATTGGCTTGAATTGATTTCACTAGCGTCTCTGCGCCTTCAAATTCTGGCTTGACCAATGCAGTTGTATAGAATTTCTTAATAGCTGCAAACACGTTACGTT